CCTTTGAACAAGCACGCGCGTATGCGTCCTTTCTAGAGATCGGAGATAAGTTCGATGTCTATCTGTTGGGGCAGTTGGAGGAAGCTACACAGTCTATCAGACGCGTATTGAGGAGTAAGTAATGCCAGATAATAATTGGGATACCTATTTCATGTCCATCTGTGCAACTGTAGCAACCAATGTCAAATGCCCAGCTAGACAGATAGGGGTTGTGTTGGTTAAAGACAAGCACATCATATCAACTGGGTATAATGGGCCTCCTAGTGGGTTTCCTAATCCTGGTACGCCTGCTTTTGCAGATACTGTAATGAACCTATTTCCATCAGGCAGTCTGTATAAGAATGGAACATGGGAATATAGAACTGTGCCTTGTCCTAGAAAGGCTATGGGCTGTAAATCGGGTGAGAAGTTGGGCTATTGTCCTTGTGCTCATGCAGAACGCAACGCCATCTCTACAGCCGCCAGAATGGGCCATGCAACCGAAGGCTCAACCCTTTACCTTAACTCAAACATCCCTTGCCTTGATTGCGCCTATTCCATCGTCAACGCAGGCATAGTAGAAGTGGTAGTTGAGCAACTAGAAGAGTATCCACAAGAAGGATTTACTGGCAAGATCATCCTAGAAGAGTGTGGTGTTGCTATTAGAGGGGTAGAATAATGCCAAGTAACGTAGTGAATCTACAATACCACCTTCAAACTGTTGAGAAACTAGAAGCAGAGAACAAGCAGTTGCTAGAAGAACTGGAGCGGAACTGGAGTAGAGAATTAAGGTTAGAAGATGTTCTCTTAATCCGAGATAGGCAACTAGCCAAAACCCAGGCAGAGGTGGAGCGGCTGCGCACCTTTACTCAAATCGTTGTGAGTCTAAATCCAGATGGAGAGTTAGGACTCGCTGCTTTTTGGCACCTACACGGTATGGCTGTTAGGGCACTTGAAGCTCCATAAGTTGACCCATTAACCCTCTACGTGCTAAACTTACCCTTGCCAAGCAATCCAACATCACACACAACTATTTGATAAATGCCCAAACCGCCTAAAACCAAAACCGGCATCAAGAAAGCAACATCTCAACGACTAGCCATCTCAGGCAGACGCAGATGGGTACATAAGCTACTTCAACAGCACTACACCATCGACAAGATAGCTGAGTTAGTTAAAGTGGAACGCAGCACCATCATCAAAGACAAGAAGGCTATCATGCTGTCATTGGCTGAAGAGCATGTGGACACCAAAGCCATTGACCTTAACGACCTGGATGATATGGAGCATGATGCTATGAATCATCTAGAAGAGAGGTTGCTCTATATAGCTGAGACATTGCAGGATAAAGATGGACTAAAGGAGATGGGTAAGTTTGGCCCTAAGATGCTTAATGTCATATTCTCTGATGCTGGTGGTTGGTTCGATAGGCGTTTGAAGGTTAAACAGCAGAGGGGCAAGTGGTTGGGCTATGAGGTTAAGGAAACCGCACCAATGGGCGGTACAGTCACCCAGGACAATCGCTCTATCAATATCACTGTCAATGGCGAGACTAAGACCATCAAGCCAGGTGAGTTAAGGGATAGCATGAATAGTGTCTTGGGTGAGGTTGATCCAGAGCTATTGGCATTGGTAGAAGGTAGCCCAATAGAAGGGATACCGATAGAAGGCGAGGTTAAGGAGTTGGATGAGTAGATGCTCCGCCATTCAATATCACTAACCATTAAGAATAGAGATGTCTACTACTTGGTGATTTGGTGGTGGAATGATTCGCCTTGGGCATGGTTAATACGGGTATACTGGAACATTAGAAGATGGCATCACAATAGAAAGTGGGGTTAAGGAGTTAGAAGATGGAACTGCATAAGTGTCTAGAGTGCAATAAGTGGGAGGATTGCCCCACCTATCCATGGTGCCAACACCCTTACACATACTTCTGTGAAGAGTGTTTAACTGAGATGGTCAAAGGAGCGGATAATATAGGCGCGATGCTAGAAGGCATGCGTGACCCATCCAACTAACCTCCACATAGGCCAAGTAGTAATAGCCCGTTCCCGCGACCGTGTAACCCTAGTAACAGCCGGTCAAGGCGGCGGCAAGACATCGGGTGCATATGAGTGGATCGAGGGAATGATTGATGAGTTCCCTGGTGAATCCGGCTTAATAGGCTTTCCTGACTTTGGCCTCCTCAATCGCGTTGTGCTAGACGTATCAGACCCAGAACGCCCAACCATCATAGACTTCCTCACCTCAATAGGCCAACAACCCAAACTGCACGTAATGGGCCGCTACATCGAGTGCAAAGACACCAAGATATTCTTCGTATCAGGTAATGACCTTGTAGGCTTTGAAGGCTCGCACGTCAAGTGGGCCTGGATCGATGAGTTCGATGAATGCCGCGTAGGGGCCTACAAGCGAGCCTATGAGCGTACCAATATGGCTAGAGGCGGTGGTCACGTCCTGCTAACCGGCACACCTCGTAACGTCCGTTGGTGCAAGCAAGAGATAACCAGCAGGATAGGTATGGCTCTACGCGATATGGGTAGTGGCATGGGTGTAGCGCGTGGCAATGGATTCCTGTGGCTTCAGTTCCCCTCTTCCATGAATCCAGCCTATGATCTAGCTGCTATTGAGGATATGCGCAACCGACTACCCCCTTGGGAGTTTGAGCGTATCTATCTTGGCAAGCTGTCAGACATGGCTGGCGGCAACCTCTACAAGCGCGAATGGTGGCAGAAGTATAGCGAGTTACCAGATGATAGCCAGATAGCTGAGACAGTCCAATTCTGGGATACCGCCTTCAAAGCCAAAACCTCCAATGACTATTCGGTGTGTGCTACATGGGCCAGAACGCATACCGGCCAACTATACGTAATCGATGTACTCAGACAACGCCTAGAGTGGCCCGATCTACTTAGAACTGCCATAGCCCAACATCATTACCACAATCCTTCAACAGTACGCATAGAAGACAGAGCATCAGGTCAATCACTCATACAAGAACTAAGAGTTATGAAACTGCCGGTAATCGCCGTAGCAGCAGATCAAGACAAGTGGAGAAGGGCATCAGCAGGCACAGGTCTAGTCGAGGCTGGCTTAGTTCATATCCCCGACTATGCCGATTGGACAGGCGAGTTCATTGAAGAACATGCCCAGTTCTCACCAGACGATAAACACGAGTACGATGACCAGGTAGACACTACCTCAATGGCCCTTAACTACTTCAAGCCTAGATTGCTACAGGGTGGTAGAAGCCAGATAATCAGCGAGTCTAAGGCGTCGAGTTGGGCTGGTAGGGGATATAGTGCTGGTGAACCGCCTGGAGGTTTGACAATAGAAGGTAGTGGTAAGATAATGGGGGAAAGGAGGGTTAGCAAATGGAGGTAGTTCGTGTTAGTCAAAAGATTACTAGTCTGGTGTACCTTTCCACTCTTATTCCTATCTATAGCAGCACATCCCCATCCGCCTGAGTTAACTAGGATACCTCCCCCGCCTCCTCCTGTTGCTCCACAACCCGGCTTTGTCACAGTCCAACACCCCAACTACTCTGGTGATGATGTCAGTATCCCAATACACCTTATGGCATTCAATGTTCAAGCGGTACATGTCATAGTGTCCTACGGGAAGGGATTAGAGAACGTCCAGTTGATACCAGCCTCCCAACCTTCTAACTGGAGTAGTGGATACAATGTTCTACCCATGTCTAGTGCTGGAGGGGAAGTACGCTTTGTTATGATAGACTTCAGCAACGGTGGTGCCGACCTAGACGGACTGCTCTTTAGCATAGAAGGCCGTATAGCCGGTATTGAAAGGATACCTATTAGAATTGAGTTGGCTGATATGTGGAATGCAGATGGTGAGCAGATAAGCCCGATAGCGGCACACAACAGCGTGATAAAGGAAGTGAGAGACCCGCTAGTTGTCGATAGATTGCGTGGGCATGTTGTGCAGTGGCTCCTAGACAACTGTGCTGGTAATGTAGGCAATGAGCCCAATCTCAATCATGGTCAATTGCAGGGATTCACAACCTACAAGGTATTTCCAACTGGTGCTGATATGTGGGCATTCTCTAGTGGTTCAATGTTGTGGCACATAGCCGAGTTGAATACCAGAGCAGTGGTTGTTAATCCAAAGGGAAATAGGTGGTGTGCTCAATAGGTGGTTGTGACTAAGTAGTCTAGCTGTGTGATGTTGCTGTGAGAGGTGGGTGATATGGTTGGGTTAGCTTAGTTAAAGGGGATAGAGATGATTGCACGTAAATTGGTAGTTGAGCGATATCATGCTAAACAGGATAGGTGGTTCAATACGTGGACACAAGAACAACGCAGAAATGTCATAGAATTTGCTGAGACTACTTGTGTTCGCAGGGACTGGCATGAGCCTGATGAACAGGATGTTACTGCGACGGTGGGTGGAAATAATCTAGATAATGCTATGGGTAATTCTGGTGAGTGCGGGGAATTTGTGATTACTCTCTATGACCAAGATATAGAATGTGTCAGAGTTAATCTAGCATCTCTACTGGCTGATTATGTGGAACTAGCCAAACTACATTTGGATGTTGTAGAAGAACCAGAAATAGACCTTTGCTAGTTTGCTAGTTTGACACCCCATCCCAATCATATGCTATAATACTCTCTGACCTATATGGCTTGGAGGGTATTTGCTTTATGGAATATTCTGGGCGTATCAATTCTGATGCCAATAGCTTTGAATGGACTGTACCCCCTGCCACAGAACAACCCTCCGTATCCCCTCATGTCAATCAATTCCTAATCGACTACATGCACACCCTCAAGCAACTCCAAGAAGCCGGTATCCCCAATCTGATTGAAGCCGGTATGGGTGATGTTGATTTAGTCCTGTCTATTGTCAATGATGCATACAACCAGCACAGGTTCAATAGACATCAGGCACTGGAGAAGGCTGCACCTAAAGAGATGCAGGACTTAGTTGATGAACTAGGCGGGATGCCAATTGACAACTCCTAAAACCCGCATCCGCAAATACCCCCACGCTCTACATCCTCGCTCTACTAGCCACATAACCACTAGACCTGGTGAGGGCTTAGTCTCTCAGGTAATAGGTACTGCTGGTCTCCAGAACCTTGGTGGTCGTATCCAAGAAGAGTATGACCGCCTCTTAACCAACTGGTCTGATGCCATAGACTTCTATCTTGAGATGCGTGATGATATTACCCTCTCAACCCTCATGTCTGCAATGACACTCCCACTCTTGGCTGCTGAGTTCGATGTGGAAGCTGCTTCTGATTCCCTAGTCGATGTAGCCGCTCGGGACTGGCTATGGGATGCTATGAACAACATGCACCAGCAGTCCTGGAGAAGCCATGTACAAGACATGCTAGAGGCCCCTTCCTTTGGTTGGTCACTGGCTGAGATAGTCCTACAGAAGCGCAAGGATGGTAGACTGTGGATTAGAAACTTAGACCCACGCGGCCAAGAGACCCTTAACCGCTGGTGGTTTGATGAGTTCGACCATACCGTAGCCTTTGAACAGCGAGACCCGGACACAGGCCGCATAGCCAAGATACCAATGGAAAAGGCTGTCCATATGACCTTTGGCGGACGTAAGGGCAATCCTCAAGGCAGAGGTATGTTCCGAGTCCTATTCCGTACGTGGCGATTCATTAAGAACCTTGAGAACCTAGAGGGCATAGGGTTAGAGCGTAATGTAGGCGGTATGCCAATTGCTACACTGCCACCAGAGCCACTTTCAGAAGGAGACTTAACCAAGCTACAGGATGCTCTAACCAACCTCCGCATGGATGAAGCCCTGTCCCTCATTGTGCCAGATGGTCTATCAATTGACCCATATACTGGCTCTATCAATATGGCACCAATGGGCGTGGTGATAGACCGCAAGAAGAAAGAAATCCTGATGCTAGGATTCGCCCAGTTCATAATGCTGGGTATGTCTCAGGTTGGCACACAGGCTCTAGTTAAAGGTTCACAGGACTTCTTTACCCTTGGTCTAGAAGCGATCCAACAGCAGATGTTAGAATCGTGGAATGGGCAATTAGTACCCTTTCTATTCCGGTTTAATGAGTTCAGCTTTCCTGGTATGACTGACTTCCCTAAGATAACCTGGGAGATGCCTGGTAAGGCAGACATTGGAGCTATACTGTCAGCTTACAATATAGCAATAACTTCTCAGGCTATGAATGCTACTAGGCAGGATGAGGAACACTTTAGGGGCATTATGGACTTGCCCGATATGCCAGAGGTAGAACCTGGTACAGAGTTGGTGAATCCTGTGGCATTAACTGGTATTCAGATTTCATCTCTCCAAGGTATTATTCAGAATGTATCAACCAAGCAACTACCTGCTGAGGCTGCGAAGCTGTTGATAAAGTCATCCTTCCCTGCTCTGTCCCAAGACGTTATAGATAGAATGGTGAATGATGCTTCTGCATTTGAGCCGCCTACTCCTGATGCACCACCACGTCCTAGATTTGAAGAAGATAACGACATCGACCGTATGCCTTCTATACCGCTCAATGGAATCCAAATCCGCTCATTGATGGATGTGATACAGCAAGTAGCGGCCAATGAACTACCCCCCAAACTTGCTACCTCATTGATACGTGCTTCCTTCCCTGCTTTATCTGATGCTTTGATTGCTGAGATGGTTAAGGATGCCGAGACGTTTATACCAGAGAGCTTGAGGCAAGAAAGGCTTGGAGGGGGTGCTGAGGGTCACCCGTTCCCTTTTAGCCGGTTTGACGAGTTAGGCGACTATACACCAGGGCATCCCCAAGATCAACACGGTACTGCTGGTGGTGGTAGGCCAGCAGGTGCTACTAGTACAGAAGCTGCTGCATCACGTAAGAGAATAAACAATAATCTAGCTGGTGACTTTCAACCAGAGAATCCAGAAAGTGTAGCTAGGAATAGGGCTGGCGTAGAGAAGTTTTATGGTGCGGAGGGAGAAGGGGCGGAATTGCTAACCGCTACAGATGCTTGGGTAGGCGAGGGCGGATATGATGCAGTTAGAGACAATGCGCAAGAGTGGGTAAATGGGGAAGCAGAAACAGGTACTGGAGCAGTATTGGCTAGGGCAATCAGTGAATCTCCTGAGACGTTTCAACCCATGTATCGAGGTATAAGTTCAGACTTATCACCCGGCGAGTTAGATAGTATGTATTCTGCTGGTAGTGAGTTTGACCTACTTCCATCTAGCTTTTCTGTAGATCGTCAAATAGCTGACAATTTCGCTTCTACTAGAACTGCTGAACGTGGGGGTCAGAGAGTAGTATTTGAAGCAGAGCCTGGTGCGAAAGCATTTAATGTGAGTGCAATTAATCCAGACCCAGAGCAAGTAGGATTTGAAAACGAACGGCTAACGATGGGTCGTTTTCAGGTAACAGGGGTAGAGCAGCAGGGTAATACTAGAGTAATTAAGATAAAACAAGCATCTATGTTTACGGAGTAGTGGCATGGTACAGCCAAACAAGGTTCCAGATAAGGTTCCCGATATTCCTAGAGGCAAGTTCAGACCTCCCCCTAAAGACATTCAAGACATGTTCACAGAGGGGTTTGGAGCATTCAGACCAAGTAAGCAATCCCGCTTTGCAGAAGAAGACCCTGATCTACGTACAGGCGGGGGAGACTATGAGAACACCACCAATGCACTCCAGAAGCGTCTAGTTACTATCTATGATAAGTGGGCTATCGATACCCGCAAGATCATTCTAACAGCCCAAGAGCGGGGTATACCATCAGAAGACTTCGGCACCATCATACGAGGTCGTACACAAGGCCTAGAGACCGATCTAATCAGTGCTCAATCTCTTGGTATAACCGCTGCTGTTGCTGTGGCTATATCGGCATCTCTTAGAAGGTCTCCAAGGGTTACTGCTGCCATAGCTGCTCTTACTCTAACCGCCTCTACTTCAATCCGCACATCGCTAATTGACAACATCCAAACCCGCCTATCCAACAAGCTAGCCGCCTCAGAACAGTTTGACCGCTCCGGCTTAAAGGATATCTTCGACAGTGCTAGGTTCTCAATTGCTTCTACTGCTGGTTTAGCATGGCAAGGTATCTTTGTAGCCCTCTTAGCTGCTGGACAGGAACAGGAGTCACAGACAGGCAGGACACAGAGGGTTAGATGGGTATTGAATGATCTAGCTGACCATTGCGAAGATAGTCCTGGTAGGGTTGGCTGTCCTGGTCAATCGGGTGTCTACAACTCGTGGGCTGAACTGGAAACAGTCCCTGCTGCCAATGTAACCTGTAGGGGAAATTGCAGGTGTAGGTTAGAGGTTGAAACCGAACCTGGTAGTAATGTATGGGAAAGGGGGTTGCCTGGATTCAATGCGTAAGAGAATAATAAACAGAGTATCAATCTGGTACAAGTGGTTATGGAATCATACGACCAAAGAGCCATACACTTACATAATGCGCCGCCATCCTTGGTTACTCTTGTCTACTGGCGGTGTATTGCTGTTTATCTTGGGAACCTTCCTCCCCTTCACGCGGCGAGGTAGGCGTGTTTATTTGGTTGCTAGTTTGGTAGTGGCCTTTCTAGCTGGTCATGTGTTCTGGTAGATTTAACTAAGGCGTCGTAGGTAGCTGCTCTCTCATTGAGCTATGCCCCTTCTTCGGAGGGGGTATTCTCTTGCCATCTGTGTTAAACTAAACCTAAAGCGTTTGGAGTATTGGTATGAGTCAACCAATAGATTTTTCAATTCAAGTCAAGGCATATATTCCAGAGCAGTTGGTTGAAATCCAGAAAACTACCCAATATCGACAGTATCAGGATATTGATACTGTGTCTATTCCCCTTAATTGTATATCCAGTTTGATAGAAGCACTACAACACGCTCAGATATATATTGAAGATGGAAGTGGCATATGGAGGGTAGAGGTAACAAAATGAAGATACTGGTAACCGGAGGGGCAGGCTACATTGGCTCTATCCTATGTGAACACCTCTTAGATGCAGGACACTCTGTAACAGTCTTAGATAACCTCATGTATGGTTCTGGTAGTCTATTTCATCTAGCCCATAGAGAAGGTTTTGAGTTTGTTAGAGGGGATGCTAGAGATAGACATAAGCATTTGATTGATTATGCGGAAGTTATAATACCATTAGCCGCTATTGTCGGTGTACCTGCATGTGACAAAGACCCTGAATTGGCCCAAACTGTGAACACTGATGGTGTAACAGAACTACTGTGGGCAAGAAAGGATGGGCAGCTTATTATCTATCCCAATACTAATAGCGGCTATGGTACTCAGTCTAATGAGATTCACTGTACTGAGGATACACCATTAGAGCCTATATCCGTATATGGACAGTCTAAACTTAAAGCAGAGATAGAACTTCTAGACCATCCTGATACTATCTCACTTAGACTAGCTACAGTCTTCGGCTGCTCCCCCAGAATGCGTCTAGACCTACTGGTTAATGACTTCACCTACCGAGCCTTTACTGATGGCTATATCACCCTCTACGAGTCTCATTTCATGCGCAACTATGTGCATATAAGAGATGTAGCGGATTGCTTCCTCCACTGTATTGACAACGCGCAAACTATGGTAGGCAGGGCTTACAACGTAGGTCTAGACTCAGCCAACCTCTCCAAGATCGAACTAGCAGAGAAGATAGAGGAACACATACCAGGCTTCTGTATCGTAGAAGACAACATCGGTAGAGACCCAGATCAGCGCAACTACATAGTGTCCAACCAACGCTTGAAGGATGCTGGCTTTGAAGCCACTAGAACACTTGACCAGGGGATTGAGGAATTGATTAAAGGGTTTAAGATGATGGGCAGGGGTAGATATTCCAATGTATGAACGTAACACCTTTGTACGCCAGTACATCCAAGACCACATCACCACTCAATGGAGGGTTTACTTTGACTGTGTACAAGACATCCTAGATGCAGCCGACTTAATCACCATAGCCTTTAAGAATGGCAATAAACTCCTCCTGTGTGGTAATGGCGGTAGTGCTGCTGACTGCCAGCATCTAGCAGGTGAGTTTGTACCTATGGGGATGCCT